TGCAAAATGAAACTGTAAATACGTAGAAACACAAGGTAAAACCCCAAGGATCCCCCCCAGAAGGGAGGGGATGACGACACTTTCAAAATGAAAGTGCTGAACCTTCTGGGGATAAAACCCTTGAGTTTGGCCGTGCAACTAAGCACCTACGCGTGTTATGGCCTCAAAGCATAACACATTAATTTAACACACTGAAGCAAAATCAATGGAGTAATCCATTGAGTTTACCCCAGTGCGATTGTTCTCTTATCTGTGAAGCAGTATAAGTGGGAGTATTGACATGGTCATTTGATGGTTTAGTAGTAGTACAAGGAACAGATGGAGGCCTTGATGCTGGTGGTCGATCCCAACACCTATCATCATAGGGAGGATCACAACCCTTACCAGGCGGAGCGTCACATACATCCAAAATAACCTTTGATGGACAAGCCATTAGATCATCAATATATATAATTTGTTCCGCCTCCGTAGTAGAACCCTGCCAAAACTTTCCCTTGGCTGTGTTCCAGGTTATTGGATAGGCTGGGTCAACTGCCATGGCTGTTGTATCAATATACGAAGCTATAGATTCTGGAGCTATTGTTCCAGGATTCTGTGTCTCACGCATACCATGTGTCGTATTTATACGTCCAGCTGATATAACTGGTGGTATACCTATAAAACCATGAAAGGTCATGTCATCTGCTGCCGCAACGGATAAATATACAGGAATTTCATCCTTTTGAGCATCAGAAGAAAAACTAATATCTATCAAAGCCGATGACTGATCGAAAGTCGAAATTCTAGACTTATCCCAAGGAATACAGATATACACAGGAGAATAGAAGGGAATTTGAAACTCAGCAAAACCCTTTTGCTGAATCAACTCATAGGCCGTTGGCGACATAATAGAAGCAAAACGTCTTGTGCTCGAAGTAAAACCAGGAACTAGAGCGTCCAAATTTGGAACATCTGTAACATCTACGAGTCTGCCGGAAACTAAAGTTACGTCTTTATCAGATGTGTATACCTTAAATCTCATTCCTCCTCTGTAAAATGCATACATTGCACTCACAAAAGACATGGGAGTTATATTCATTGAAAATTTAAATTGGTTAAATTTACCTGACGCAGTGACAACCGGGGGTTCGGCTCCATTGTGATAAAACTTAGCAAAAGTTAGATTTGGACTTCGTAAATAATAGGGAGCTGACCTGGAAATAACTTCAGATTTCAACTTAAAATTAGACAATTTCTCAACGAAATTGAAACGCTTAATTAACTGCCTAAAATTCTCAAATACCTCTCCGGAACACAACATTCTTGTATCGACTCTGTGAATGTCAAGCATACCATGTGTTATAGAATCTGGAATCAACCCTTCAACTGCTGCGGAGCGTGTTTCAGACGTTCCAGCAACGGCAAAGGGTCCGGATTGCTGTCTTGCCCTGCCATGTTGTCGATCTCTTAACGACAATCTTCTCTCCCGTAAACTCTGGGATTTACGTTTTCCTTTTTCAACAGAAAATGGAAAATAACCAGCCCTACAAGGACCTTGGACTTGAAAATCATCTCCAGCTCTTACCTCGACAACACACTCTATCTCAGTTTCAACAACCGCAGCCGATAAAACCAAAGGTGTTATTGGCTTAACTATTAATTTACCTGTAGAGCAAGGGCCATAATCTGCCCAACCATTTACAGGTACTGGCGTCATAGGGTTCTTCGCTCGAACAGTTTTCCACGGCTGCGGGGAAACATATGGTATGCTTACACTAACTTCTGTATTTTCCCTTAAATCTACAACCAACCTATAAGTATAATCTAACCTAGACTTGTTTGCGTCGACATAATTAGTGAACGGATGAAAACTTATCTCAACACGCCCACTATGAAAATCTGTCTTTACAAATCTAAAAGTATAGACCAGTGAACCAGTCCAATACATAAAACTAGAACTTATATAATTTAAAACAGTAGGTTGTAACTCTTTTAGTTCGGTTTGTATATTCTTACATTCAGTTTTAGCGTCTCCGGAATCTGTTGGGGGTGTTATTATACGGAGATATCCTGGTGCAAAATAAGTAGGAGTAACCCAAGAATCGAATAGCACATCAGTCGACTTAGATGTTGTGGAGTATTTAAAATAATCCACAAATTGTGGGATTTTCTTAAGAAAATCAAACGACATCTCATCACATGCTGTGCCACCCAACCCTGGGTACTGATCAACATTATTCATTCTATCCAACGCAAGTACATGCGAATGATCAATACCATTAGCATTGCCATAATATTCACATGGTCTTACAAGGACTGAAGCACCAGAATAACCAACTTGTGGCTTACACAAACCGAAAAACCCTAACACACTACCTACAGCATTAGTCCCAAAATTAGATAAACTAGATAAAATATTTGTAACAGGTTTAAGAAATGGCACATTTTCACCAATAGTATTATAAATACTCTGGACACCACCTCCCAAAGCTGACACAATTCCTAACGATTCCTTTGATTGGGCAGCCTTCGCTACTGCAGCACTCGGCTCAACCAACTTACCTGCTTGTTGTTTAGCAACATATGCAGGTGTAGGCTGGCTATTAAAAACGCCTGAAGTTGGAGTTCCGAGCTGTATATCTTCGAAATGTCCCCATACACGTATAGGAACATTTCCACCACCATCACGCGGATCGCGCAATTGGGAATACACTACAGCAACTACTCTAGCCCATTGATATTGATTTGAGATTAAATCAAAGGAATTAAAAGGCGAAACAAACGGAATTCTTAAGGAAATTTCCGTTTGCTTACTTATGTCTACTTGTATATGATTTATAGCTTGTAAATAAGTTGGGTGTTTTGTCAGATATTCATCACGAGGAGAAATTAACTCAGGCATTGGTATCGCCGCAAGAATCATTCTCCCCTGCTGAAACGGCTGTGAATTAACTTGTAACTTAATAACTGCCGTTGCCCTGAAAGATGTAAATCCATCCAACTTATTTAAAAGCATAGGAGTTAAAAGCTTACTTGGTATATTAAAATCTAAACCATCCACAATATACCCTCGTTGAACTGTTTTTACCCAGTTATACTCACCGAGGAGTTGTGGACGTTGCATAAAAGTAACTATACTATGTTGCGCCCAATCTGTATGTTGAGCGTTTTCTGGACCAGATAAAGGTTTTTCCAAAGGCATAGCTTCTGGAAGAACTGCTTTATCATCAGAAAACGTAACAATGTCCTGTTGTTCTTGGACTTGATTGGTTGATTCAGGCGCAATTTCACTAGAATTACTAGCGATATAATCACTATTTACCTTAACAGTACCTGATTGTTGCACAGCCTGTGGAGAAACATTATCGTTTTGCTTTCTCCACACTCTTAAATTATATAGCTGAACTTCTAAGGCGTCAGCTAATCTACCCGCCTCTTCAGAAAGTTTTTGAAGATCTCTGAAAATCTTATTTATATCAAGTTTTTCTGCAAGTGAATTGTTTCGGTTTTACACGCCACTTAACGTTGTAAGACCTAACCTAGTTGCTCTAGATATTGTGGGGCTGCCACATCCCATCTTGAGCAGTAAACCTAAATAGGTAAGGATCATCTTCTGATAGCACTACAATCTTATTTTAAACTAGGTATATTTTCCTAAGATTGCAAGATCACAACAGAAGGGTCTGGTCAAGACAAACCAATTTCGTCTCCTCTTTGTTCTTATACAATGTATAATGTCCTAATTTTTCGCACTCTTGCTTCAACTTTGGAGCCCATTCATCCCAAGTGTTATTGTCATGTAATGACAACTCCTTGAGAGAGAACTCCAGGTTGGCAATCGTTTGCGCTACTTGATCAGGACACTTATGAATCCACATAGGTGTTTCCAAAATTGTACTTAAAGAAAGAGGAGCAATCCATTGGTTCAAATCCGCATCAAAAACAAACTTACGTTTCAAATAAGAAATTTCAGTTATATTTCTAGATGCAGATTCCACCACCGCGTCTTTGTCTTCCAAGGTATAGGACAAACCTATCTTCTTGAAAAACTCACACACGGTAAACTGATTAAATCTCTCTATATCAGTATTTGGAACAGAAACAATATGGTCATCACCATAAGCAACAATACCACAACGTTCCCAAAAGGAACGTGCACACATATAAGTATAGGCATTTAATGACATTTGCCAAATGCAGCCAAAAGCTACATTTACAAATATGGAATTTATTATTGCAGTCAAGTAATGACCACTTGGAAGTGAGTGTGTCCATTGATACACTTCACTACCAGTAATATGCATAGAGTTAAAAAGGGAAACTAATAACACCTTCATTACAGTCACATCAACTGAAGTTGCATTTAGAAATCTTACAGCTAACTGTATTAAGACTTCACCTGCAGCCTCCAGAAGCAACTGATGCTGAGAAGCATCAAATCCCTCAAAATCTCCGGCAATCATACTGGTAGCTTTTCTCTTCAAAGATGAAACAATCTCACCCCAATCTAACGAATAAGGGTTAGATCCAACCGACACATGGCTCCAATTTCTATTCTTCTGTAGCAAAGCCACAACACCATTAAAATACATTTTACATGCAATCAAATAATCAAGTGGCCCCGCCGCAAAAAGTCTAGTCTTATGAGCTTTATGTATCGGTTTCCTTTCATCCTTTAGAGTATCAATGAAGTAATGATCCAACACTTCTCCTTTCTTTGCACTTTCTATAATTTTCATCACTCTTGATTTCAATTCAACGCATTGGGGAGAAGAAAGATCATACTCACTTTCTGTTCCAAAAAATTTCTTTCGATCTTTATAACCATTCATCTGAACAAAAGGAAAACCAGGCGAAGTATCACGCTTTACAGCGTTTACATATACCTCACCATCTATTCCTTTCACTGCTTCTTCAAAAGTATAAACACTTTTAATATCAGCAGTTATCATATCTTTTGAACGGTTAAATACCTGGGAAATTTCATCCACAAGTGCATCTCTGGAGTTATCAATCATATCCTGTCGCAAAGGAACAGGAATATTTCCTAATCTCTCCAATCGATACACTCGTGGGTCAAAGTCTTTGCCATCAACTTTAGTCTTGTATAAAATACAAGGCTTAGTCTCTGGCTGTTTATAGGATGCATGCGCCAAAGAGGGAATCACTTGTGATTTCCCTGGTTGGGGCAGTGGTTTATTCAATGAGCCTAATCTAATAAATTCAGCCTCTTTAGGAACCTGTCCTTGCTCCTGAGGAAATTCATTCAACTGAGTTGTAATAACTTGATTGAACTTCACCTCAACAGGAAACATATGCAAAATTTCATGCAGATCCTCTTGATACACTGGAGTGGCAAAGCCTTGTCCAGTTCCTTCAATCCCTGCAATATGAATTCCACATATCTTTCCTGGTCGTATCATTGTATTTCTCACAATCAAGGGCGCACCGCACTCAGTGCTTTGCGTATCCATATTGTAAGACCACACATCTCTTACATAACGAGCAAGTTGCATATTATCATCGTACACCGGAAGATTATCTTCACGTCGTAATTGACTATGTCCTTCAGAAAAACGAAGCAATAATATCGATCTATCAGAATCCTTTAATCCATTCTTAGTTAACACGGGCAACATAACAGAAGTTACATCCACGCGATTTACATCAGCACGCTTTACAAAATAAGGCAATGCATCAGTATGTGTAATCGCAGTGGGAATAGAAACTCCCATTAAATCCCGCGTGTAAACTGGACCTCTAGATTCATCTGGTGATTGATATGTTTTAACATTCTTCAAAACTTCATCAATGCGACATTCAAAACTTCTTTTCAAAACTACAGCTTCGAAATAAACTGTAGCGTCCTTGTCATTTCTCAATGCTGCTTTCATTGAAGATATATAATGGCGTGGCATTATTGCAACTTTACCTCTTATGAACATAACATGTCCAATAGGAGTGTTGCAAGTAGATTCATACATCTTGTACAAATTATGCCTAGCCACCTTCATCAACACTTCAGCAGCATTAAGATCCTTAACGCCTTGTTGTTCCGCAATTTGCTGTTCATTCGACTGACGCATCTCGCGTCCAGCTTCACGAACAGCAACTTTAGCAACAGCAGGAGAATAACTCTCTCGCTTCGCCACTTGCGGACTAACAGCATTATAACTTTCTTGAAAAGCTTCCGGTGTCATAAACGATTCTTTCTTAGGCTGAATCATTTTCTTAATTTTAATAAAAATTTTTAAAAATACTAAGCCAGTTAACAATAATGTTACCATTATTGCCACTTTGCTTAGATAACTATGTTTAACTTTAAAAACTGACCAAGAATTTTGAAGTTCTTGGTATTTAAACTTAATTGAAACACAGGCCTCCTTAAGGGAAGCCCAAGGGTCATTATAAAAGAAATTAACAATTTTATCTTTATAATAAGACATCCTCCAGCTAAAAGGAATTTTATATTTAATTTCATCAATTGGAACAACATTACCATCTACAGATACTACATAACCTCCTTGCTCTACAGCAACTGGCTTCCTCAACTTTTCTTGAATATAGGAATGAATAGAATCAACATAAGTTCTTCGCTTATAATAAGCTTCCGTTGATAAACGAATAACATCTTGGTATGTTATTTCGCCTATTTCTGCATCATTCATCATATCATATTGAGTAAAAGTATAAGCAGATGGATCAAAAGTTGTTCCATGACGAGTATTATTACGATTGCGCTTTACTTTAACACAGATTTCAAATCTGTTATAAAGCGCAGTAGGAAAATTTAAACTATGGACATCAGGTTTTGGCAAATTACTAGAAACTAAAATTATTTTCGAACTAAAGGTTGTATTTGCTTTTTGATCAAGTGCAGCCATATGCAATGGATATGGGAAACAATTAGAAGCCCTAATAATCTCAAACAACTCTAAATTCGGGTTTGAAGCCGAATCGAGCTGCTGCGAGAAATCATCAAAGACTGTAACTAATTGATTCTCATATCCATCCCAAAATTCTTGTTCTGCACTTCGCATATAAATCAAACTTTGCCAATGTTTTTCTAAATCAACAGGAGATTGCTCCTCTTTAAAAATCTCTTGCAATATTTCTGCTGCAAGAGGGTAAGTCAAAGAAGACTTTCCTACTCCTGTATCTCCTGACAAATAAATTGTAACTGGAGGATTTCTTATACTAGTACCAGATCGCTGATGAGTCTTAAATAGTTCTAAAATATTTCCTAATTTAGAAACTATCTTCCAAACATCGTTCTTCCACTTAGAATAAGCAGTGGAACGAGTAAATTTCAATCCTTTAGAGTAAATATTATAAATTACACTCCACGTAGTCTCAGACCACACGAAGCTTCCATCATAATAACTCTTAAGGATATCATCAACTTCTTCGTTCCAACGAACAATTTCGTGGTTTATATCATCAAGATCTGGTTGTATCTCTAATCCTAAAATTTCCTGTTTATACCAGTTTTGAACGCGTTTTAGAACGGTTCGCATCCATTCTATAATACGTTCTAATCCTCTTTCTACTTTAATATCACCCAAATAACCTATTCGACGCATAATAAGGTCAGTATTTTTACTGGCCCAAACTGTTGAAAGAATATTTTTGGGTGGTTTAATAATATACTCAAGAATCATTGCTGGTATAAACGGAATAGTTAAATTATCGTTAATATACGATTGCTGTGTAGCAATTTCGCTGTCTTCAATTTTATCTCTAAAATAATCTCCGCAAACAAAACTATATATAAAATGTAACAATTTAAAAATAATCTCTGCAGAAACTCCAACAGCAATTTTAGCTAATAAAGCAACCGTACTTGCAGCAATAAATAAAACAGTCAAATTTTTCGCTGTCCCCACAATCGTCTCACTCATTCCAGAAAGGAATGAATTCTGGGCATCTTTAATAGTACTCTTAATTTTATCAAAATTACTATCTTTCCAAAGATGCTCATGAATATGAGAAATTGAAAATAATGACTGTTGTCTTACAATCACTGCATCTCTTAGCATTTTACTAGAATATGATTTAATAAGATGTGAATATATATCTACCATACAGTCAAAACAATCGGCCCCTTGGCTCTGAATTGGACCACATTGTTGTACAGCATGTTTTAACTGTTCACATCTTAATGTCATATCATCTACACTAATCTTATCTAAATAACCTCTCAAATATAATTCGCGAAGAAGGAATCTTCCGCGACCGGAATACTTGGGGGGGTCAAAAATTAAATCAAAATCAAAATCAAATATATGCTCACCAACGCTCAAAATCACACGTTCTAATCGTTTATAATATTTCCGTAAATTTTTATTTGGTCGTTTCCAATAAACAAAAGCCCACATAACAGCTAAAATAAATGCTTTCGCATGTATAAGTCGCTGAGGGCATTTTATTTCTGGCCAAATAAAATCGCATTCAATATCATTATCATAAGACATACACGAGCATAAATCTACTTTAAAGAAACAAGTCTGCGGTCGTTTTAAAACGTCTTTCAATTCATCGAGTCCGTGATGTTGTAATATGTCAAAATATTGGTTACTCTGGAAATATATTTCGTCGATTAGCCATGATTCATATGCGCTGAAATTTAAGCAATCATAACTTCTATGTCCTCTATTAATGGCTCTTTGTATGCGTTTAACCTCTTCTGAATGATAAGATAGGCAAACTTCACGCCAATCAGCCCAATCCTCATAAAAAGGGTGATCACGGGTTGTGGTAATATCTCTGACAACATATTTAATTGGTTTTGAGTTCATAACAATTCTTTGGTTGAGTCTAATATGTATTAACTAGCAAGAGTTAATCATTTCGACTCACAAATTATTTATCTACGAGTGGAAGCCAAACATCTGGCTTTTGTGCATCATCATCAATGTGCCGTATCCACAAGTACCTTATTTTACGATCGGTAAAACCGAGTCCCGATTTTAATCCATAAAACTGGGACCAACCAAATGGGAGCACTTTTAAAGTGAACGTCAGTAATTGTACATAAGTGTAAAAGTATAATTACCTAATCATCAATACTAAATAATACAAAGACATAATACTTGTCTAACATTCTTTGCGTTAACTTAGCGTAAAATGAAACCTAATTCAACAACTCACTATATTTTAAAGTGGGGGAGTAGCCACTACAAAACTGGTTACATACTTAATCATACACAACACAAGTCAACTCTGACCGTTATCTCAAGTCTAATCTGGGCGCCAAAAATGGGGCCGGGGACAGCTATCATAGATAAGGATGGGGAGTGCAAGTGTTGCGTATGGGGTTTCCATA